GCCTGAACTATTAGTTATTTTAAACAAATAATCTTCATTTGGTTTCAATAGCCATTCGCAACCAAAGCCACCACTTCCACCAGCACTAAAAGCACCTTGACCGCTTCCTAATATGTGATGTCTAGCAATCAATGTTCCATTTGATGATGCAGTTGTGCCACCATAACAAGCAGTCAATGATGTATTAGTTGATGATCTATTTTTATTGTTTGAAGCAACGGCAGTACCATTTGATGTTATCGTTGGATTTTCATAAAGTTCAAGTATAACTTCGCCATCCGTAGTTACTAAAGTAAAATCTATAAAGTGAAGAGGTAAAGCTCCAACTTTTGCCATAAAATTAAAACTACTTCCATTCGTTAAAGAGTTTCTACCATCAACTTGGAAAGCAATTCCACTATGAACGGCGTCACTTATCTCTTCAAGTACGACTGCTGGTCTTGTAGCAGTACCAATCAAAGCCCCAACTCTAAACATATAATCATAAATAGATTTAAAAGCATTTTGAGTTAAGATTGAAGCCATTATTTAGTCTTTCTAACTGTCGTCTTTTTAATTTCTATTTTTGGAGCTACAACTTCACCGATTACAGTAAGTTTTGGAGCGTTATCACATTGCTTATTATCTTCTTGAAACTTTGCATCAATGATTTTTAATCCGTTAGCTTTAGCAACTTCTTTAACATTTTCAACATACATATCAGTTGGAAATTTTACATACCAAATTTTCATATTTATCCTTTATTATAAACTTAATAAAGCCCTCCGAAGAGGACTCTATAAGCTTACTTAGAAGCGTCACCGATAGTGATAACACCAGCAGTATTTTTAATGCTTGTAGCAACTTTGTCCCAGTTAGAACCAGTAGCAAGTTCAGCATCTGTTGGAGATTTTCCACCGTTTGCAGTATCCCAAGTATAACCTTTAAGACCTATTCCGAATGAATAATCAGCTTGGAAAGTTGTTTCAATTCTTTCTTTACCATTTGAAGTTATAGCGTTAGTAATTACATCTGAACCATCAGAGATTACAATTCCACCAGCACTTAATGTAAGAACTTTAAGAAGATTTGGAGTTCCAGCTTCATAAAGAGCAGCTGCGTCAGTAACGATTACTGGTTTACCAAGAATATCAACGATTGTCACAGTGTCAGATCTAAATAATGTTTGAGCATTAGTTAAGTTAAGACCGATTAGTTTATGGTACGCAGCACCATTCATAATTCTAGCAACAAGGTTCATTGAAGAGTCACCGAATAAAGCATCAGTATCATTTAAAGCACCATAGCTTAATCCAAGAGTTCCTGAAACATCATTTTTAGCAGTTGATTGGTTAGCAATTGCACCAACAGCAGAAGCAATACCAGCATTTAGTTGATCTTTCATTACAGCCATTGCTAAGTTTTTAGCGATTGCATCAATAGCTTCAGCTTCGTTTTTCATCATCCAAGACATTTGAGATGGTTCAAATAATATCGGTCCGAAACCACCAGCAACTTTAACACTTGCTTCTTTTGTTTGAGCTAAGCTAGTTGAAGATTGAGATCCATTACTTGCATATCTGTCTACTCTTCTTTGAGCGCTTTCTAAACTTGAAAAGAAACTTCTTTCAAAGAAATCACCCTCAAAACCATTTGAAGTTAATAGAATACTTCCACCTGAAGCACCATTGAATTTTTCTACCATTTGAGCTAATAACTCAACCGCTACTTCTGGAACATATTTGTTGAAAATTGCCATATTTGATAATGCCATTTTAAAATCCTTTTATAATTTGTATTTGTTTCTGATTGCGTCAATTCTAGCATTTTTATCGCTATCTAAATTAATGCTACCACCACTAACAGATCCAGCTTTTACACTTGGATTTGCACTTGTCCCACCAGTTCCCACTGCTCTAAACAAAGGTTTATATGCTTCACTTTGTTCAAGTGTTGCTACTTTGTCAGATAATGTCATTGGTTTGCCATTGATGTAGGTTGTACTTCCATCTTCGTTTTTATATATAACAGCTCCACTGTCATCATAAAATGCACCTTTTAGAGCTATATTTTCAAGAATTTCATAAACATCTTGATTTAAAGCTTTTTGCGATAATCCCGTCTTTTGTAATTCAGTTTTTAAAGCAAAATTAGAAAGTTTAGATTTATATCCAGCTTCGATTTCCTCTTTCTCTCTGCTTGTTTTTTCAAGTAGTGATTTAAGATTGTTTAGTTCTGCATCATCAGTTTTACCTTTTAATGCCTTAGTTAATACTTCGTCATCAATATCATCAACACCTAATTTAGATTTAACTAAATTTAACTTCATTTTTAATTCATCTCTTGTACTGAAAGCTTTTTTGCTATCTACTTCAAGTGAATTCAATTTGCTAGTTAATGCGTTTTGATTAGCTTCGATATCACTAAGCAACTTTAATCCGTCTTCCTTACCATCCAGTAAGTTCTTTAATTCTTCAAACATATTTTTCTCCTTTGGCGTATCCACGCTTAGAAAAATTATAACATATTTTTTAAAGGCATAAAAAAAGCCCCTATCAAATTAATGATAGAGGCTAATTCCATTGATGGGATAATAAGAGGAAGCTATTTATCTTTTTAATGGGAGGCGATATTTATTTGTGAAGATATCGAAGTGAATTATACTACTGGAACTGCTTTAGGCTTCATAACTTCTGCCACTTCTTTTAAGCCCATCTTCTTTCCAATCAAGTCCGCAGTGCTAGTTACTTTAAAGTTACCCGCTTTATATTGTTTCCATTTAGCTGGTGTCATAAACTTTTGCTTTGTAGCGTCATCAATGCTATTGAACCAATCGCCATAGTTGTCAAATTCAGTTTGACCAAACATAGAAGTTCTTTTATTATCAGTTTTGAAGTTATTTTTTGGAACTTGTATTAATACCGATCTACAATTAAAATGAATTGGTGGCTTGTTTGGAATTTCCGCTAATTTCATTTTATAAATCTTATTATCAAGACCACGACAAACAGATGATGTTCTAAAATCCAAAGTAGCATTAAATTTATAATAATCTACTATGCCAAGAGTTTCAAACTCTTCATATGAAGCATATCGTGCAGTTTCTCGACTATCTTTTATCGTTGTATAGACATTTGTTTTAAGTTGTCCATCTGTAAGATTTTCACTCTTAAGTCGTATATCTTTTATTATATCTGCAACGGGAGTACCACTTGCCACAGCAGAAGCAAGAATTGTTTTAAGCTGTCTTGCGTGACTATCAGCAGTCACTTCGAATAGATCTTTAAAATCATAACCTTGAATTTGTCTATTGTTTGCCATTAAATCATCAACCACAGCCGTTGGAATACCTTTTGTGGCAATATCAAGTGTTGCACTATCATATACAACTTTAGCAACATCAGCACTCTCTTGCTTCATTGATGGAAGTGTATCACTATATGCTTCTTGAATAAATTTCTCAATATAAGCTTTCTGTTCCATCAATTGCTTTTTGCTTATTGCATCATTTGGAAGTCTTGACAATTTAGCAGTTATTTTATCAACTGCCAATATCAAAGCTTCTTTTGTATTTGCAAAAGTAGGTGAGTCGTATAACTCAAAAGCAGTAGCTTCTAAAAATAAAGCTGATTGATTATTCATTAAAGTGGATTAACCAAATTAGTTTTCATTTTAGCAATATCAATATCACTCATTGGTTCTAAAACCTCTCCAGTGATTAAGATGTTGATGTAAGTATCCCAATCGATAATGTTATTAATATACATCTCTTTATAGCTATTTAATTCAGCAGCATCAAGCTTATTATCAATAAAATCTTTGTTGATATATAGTTTAGCTTCAAAGTTATTTATACCTTGATACAATGCCATAATATAAAATGCTTTATTTAATCCATCTTCTAATATCATTGCATAGTGGTTAAGTGTCGCTTCATTATTAGCATTTAAAAGGCTTACTTCTTTAGCTGTTCTTTGAATATCATTGCTTACTAAGCTAACTAAATACTTTTGCATATCACTCTCATCTTTAGCAATTAAGCTTTCAAGAATAGAGTTGTTGCTTCCACCAAGCTCAACCCATTCAAAGCCACTTTCACTTTTTGTACTATCGAAATTAATACCGTTAGAAACGCCAATCGTTTTAACCGTATCTTCTGAATTCAATAAGTAAGTAATTGGAATTGGAGCTGATGCAATTCTTGCATAGTTTCTTTGCTCTGATTTAAGATTTAAATGATTTCTATTTATTACGGCTAGATCGTAAAATCTTGAAATGTCATCATTCCCAAGTTTAATGATTGGAATAAATCCTAATCCATTTTGCATAGTTGAATATAAAGCTCCATCTCTCCAAATCTCAACTGTTCCATCAGCTAAATAACATCTTTGTTGTACTAAAAGCTTTTCTTTATAACCATCTTCAATAGTATAGTTTTCATCATAAGTGAATTGCTTAAAGCTTCCATCATCATTTATTTTAAAGTTTCTCACCACACTTCTTTTAACATTAATAAAATAAGGTCTTTTATTGATCTCGTCAGCACCACTTACGACATCTTCATATGACTCTTTCTCAATTAAAATATATGTATAACCATCTTTTACTAAGTTCGTCAATACTTCTTTGCTAAAAGTATCAATATTATTTTTCATATCGATTGTTTCTAAGAATACACTTAATGGTGAGTCAATAAGCTCATCGTATTTCGTTGGCTTTCTTAGTACCATATTTTTAACGGTTTCAACAGCATCTCTTACATAATTAGTTAATCTTGCTAATTTAAGTCTTGTTGCAAATGAGTCTTTATCTTCGTTAAAAAATGGAATTATATAGTCAGTTGAAGTATCAAATCCGTTATAAAAAGAATTCGTTAGCTCTAATTGGTGTCTATAATCAAGAACTTCTTGACTATCAAAGTTTGGATTATTCATTATAAACCTTTTTATTTGTATTTTAACACATTTTTAAGTGTATCTTTTGGTGGTGATTATACTATTTTTTCCAATAGGGAACATTCTGCCAACCACATATCCAAACGCATCCGTATAGTCATCAATAGCTCCGCCTTTGTGTTCATGAAACTTAACTGGCATTCCTTTATTGTCATAGCTATGTACTTGCAACGCTTCATAGGTTTTCTTAGCCGTTATCTTATTTACTAATAAAGTATTTGTAATGAGCTTACGATTACAAGCGTTATATCTACCAACTACTGAACCATTTGAGGATGGAGTTATACATCTATAACCAGCTTGTCTTAGCATATCAAGGTCAGTTACTTTTGAGTTTGTTTTTCTATTACCACTTGAAGCATCTGGATACAATATCACTTGATAGTTTTGATAATTAACTTTTAAATAACTAATCATATCTTCCGTATCATACACGCTAAAGTCTTTTATAATATGTGCAACGCCTTGATTATCTTCTCCAAGAACTACTCCAACAGAGCCACCAATATTAAAATCCACTCCGATATGAAGCACTGCAAAGTCATTTAATGTTTTATCACTAAGATGTTCGAATGGTTTAAACCTATGATGGATAATATTATTATCTAATACACCCCATTCTCCAAGTGCGTAAATTCGATATTGCTGTTCGTCATATAGCTTTATATCTTCTAACTGTTGTTTATACTCTTCGTCAATAAAACTATTATCAAGATATGTAGTCTTATATATAGAAGCTCCCATTGTATCTGTATCAAAAAATACTTCCTTGAGCCAGTGCAAATGATTGATTGGATTGAATGTTAATATGATTTGCTTGTATGATGTAGTTGAACCCCTAAGCCGTCTATTAAGCTCAAGAATATCTCCTTTGTCGGTTTCACTTGCCTCTTCAACCCAAATAGAAGTAACACCTTGAATAGATTTAAGCTTTTCAATATCATCTAATCCAAAAAACATAATTGTAGAATTATTTTGAGTATATGTAATTGTCATATCTGTTTTATTTATTTGGAACTCATTATGAAGTCCAAGAGTAGATATTAAGTCTTTGAATAGTTGGAATACTGAAACCCTTAGAGTTCTTGCAACCTTTCTAACTACAAGGAAACGGTGGTTTGGTTCGCTTATTATCCTTATCAGTATCTTTTGGGCTGTTGAGTATGACTTAGCACTTCCCGCTCCACCATAATTGATAACCCATCTGTTCTGGTCTAAAAATAATGGCTTGTGTGAGCTATTACACTCAATTCTCACTTAAATACTACCTCTATTTGATTGTCATTATTTTGTTGAGCATTAGTGTTATTGATTTCAGTCTTAGGTGCAAATCTTTCAATAACTCCAAAGACCCTACCCGCTTCGGTGACTGTTTCTTGTGCATTTTTATAATCTATTGCTTGAAGCTCAACATCAACAATAGAAGTTCCCATCTTTGAAGTAACTACTTTTTGAGCTTTTCCTCTTTTTACAAAATCGTGAATACCCTTAAGAATATCACCAGTAGCATCAAACACTTTATCCCTATAATCTTCAACTGTAAGCTTTTTTTGAATTGCAACCTCAACAGCTTTAATTTCATTTGGATTTTTTATGGATTTTTTTGCCATTTCGTACATTGTTCCGACTTCGACTATATCAGCATTTGATTGGGAAATTCCATCTAGGAGTTTTTTAACAGTTTTTGGATCTATTTTATATTGAACAGCTATCGAATTATAAGACTTATGTACACCAGCTTTCCACTCTGCAATAATCTTATTTTTCTTATTGGTTGTTAATGCCATTATCTTCCTCTACAAAATCAAATATGTTTGTTGTATTGTCTACTTTTTTTATAATAATATCTGCTTGTAGTTCTTCTGCTTCGATAATTTCAAGAAACACTACACATAAATCCTGAATTGTTTTTAGTTTCATATCCAATATCTTTTCAAATATCTCTTCATAGTTATGAAAGTTATGAACTTCTAAATCTCGAATGATTTTATTGTTCTTTTGTAATTTGAATGTCGCTACTAAATAAGCTACCACTTCAATATTATTGCCAACAAGAGATGCAATTTCATAGTAGTT